CTCCTGCTGAGATCGGGCCACCTACTTTGGTGGTTGTGGTTTTGGTGTGTGGTTTTTTGCCGCACTTCCACGCCGTACAGCCAGCCCCTTCTTTTGGGTTGGGGTTGTTGGTTGTGTTCGCTTCCTCCAGATGGTTATAAGTCCACCGAACTGTTGCACTTAGGGTCTACCAATGGTGATAGTCACTGATAGTTGAGCGCCCATATGCGTCTTCATCTTCATCATACAGAACCGTTGGTTGTCCAACGTCGACAGGACCGGGGCCAGGCAGCCAGGTAGAACCTGGGTACTTGGAGAATGCCGATTCTGGTACGTCCACATGAATAAGTCGAAGTGAAGAACCTGTAGCTGGAATCTCACCAATTTCTGGGATATCCATATTCTGACCTAATAAAGGCCAAGTCCTCATCATGTGAGCACCCCATGATAAAATGGTGTGTTCATTCTGTTGGGACCTTACCACAGGTACACGGACCGTCGGTTCTTTCGAACCGCGTATGTGCTTCAATTCGCCCTGGCTCGAGGATAATGTCCAAGCGTCTGCCTCTGGCGGAGTCATCCGACATAAGAAAGACGAGTGTTGATATCCAAAGGGCAGTCGACCAACATACCGTTCCAACAAAGTATACAGATACTCTGGTGCCTTTCGGTACCCGAGCATCCACATCTGGTTGGCAGTCTGATTGATCGACACGAGAAGAGTGGCCGTCCACTGAGACTGCTTCTCGATTTTGGTTGTTGGGATCCATTCTCTCAACCTCACTGGGGTGACATCATGACCATCAAAGGCATCGACGCCGCAAGATTCACAGAAACGTGAGTTGCGGAACGATTTGTCGATGTTGACTTTGAGGCCTACATGTTCCAATGCGGCTGTGATCACGGAACTATATTCCGTCCTGATTGCAATGTCGTCTCCGTAAACCCGGATATATTCCGAAATTTTAGAAGGAGGAACACCACACAACTCAAGGCAAACAAAAGTGGATAAATAAACCACAGTCGCCAACATAGGAAAGCACATTGCTGATCCCATGGGCGCGAATTTGTTCATCTTGAGAATTTTACCATTAGGTAATATAGTCCTTGAGGTACGAGTACCTTGGAGGTCCTCAAGCAGGTCAGGTATGTTCTGAAAAAGTTTAATGACGAGATTATTGCTAATCCTGTCAGATGCCTCTTTCAGATCTAAAGTAGACCAAGATTGATCTAAACTACCCAACTGGGCTACTGTCTGGTTAATGGTTTGATCCGCGAAATTCACGGCACCCTTTGTGAGAGGATGGTTCTCCAAAACTCTTACGAAGTAGTCCTTGATACCTTGCTGCATAAATTGCTGTAAGCAGGGTTCCGCTGAAATCAATCTGGGGCCGCGACTGTCCTTAGGGACAAGAAGGACTTTAGCTCTGAAAGGTTGCTGGAAAAGGGATTGATGATCCCAAACCGGCTCACGATCAGAACGTTCAAATTGATCATTCCCATTGAAAAAATAGGAGGGAACTCTACTAAAAGTAAAGTCAGTAGCGGGTATAACCGCTTCTAGCTTCGCTTTAAACTCGGTATCTGCCGTCACGCCAGGACCATTCCGATTGGATTCAGAACGGTCATATCCAGTGAAAATCTTCTCCACATAGAATTGCATTCTAGAGGTGAAAGGATCTCCATCGAATTGGTATGCCGACAATTCTGCGTCAGTCTCGACGAAACCTGAAGTGACTCGCGCCTCATCCTCGCTCTTGTAAGGGAGTTTGGTTTTGTACGCAAAGCCAGTAAGCTGTCTTAAAGCAGCTATAGCTCCAGGGGAAGCGTTATCAAGCAACTCTCCGTTGTCTCCAAAGACCTTTTTGAATAGGTCATAGAAGACATAAGGAAGAGCCGAAGGCTTTTCACGGCCTCGAACGGCCTTGATGGTCATTCGCTTGTAACCTGAAGGACAGACGAAGGCGCCTGAACCCAGACCATGAATGAGAGCTTTATCTAACATCGGAAGCGAAGTGGTGAAAAATGAATCACCCTCTGCCGCGATGCGGACTTTGCAATATTCCATGGATTTTTCCGTGATTCCAATGTCTAGACAGAGACTCACGAATAAACCTGCAACACCCAAAAGAAAGGGAGGTACTTCAATAGAACTAAGGTAGTTCTTCTCAAAGCTTAAATGCAGGAAGAAGATCTTGACGATCGCTCGCCAAGAGTACAAGTAGAGGGTTTTACAATCCCTCAACCCGTATACCCTCTTTTTGGTAAAGTATGCGTGGTTCCATCTAATTAGACCAGACGACCAAAGGCTATTCCTGTGCGTGACAAACTCGTGACGAGGATGTCCGATACTTGGAATAACAAGAGGCTGTCTTTCTCTGAGAAGATAAACAGGTAGGCTTTTCATCGCTCCGTTGGGTTAAATTCCTACAGTAGCGGAGAAAAAGACTGCATGTTCCCAGGGCCTGCTATTTGTCACCCCGAAGAGTGCGAGTAAGTACTCCAGAAGAGCATACCGCCTGAACGAGAAGGAAGACCAAGTTCTGTAACTCGGTCTCAGACCAATCTTTCAGTTCGCCTTTTAAAACCAGGTGAGCTGAGGCTTTGGCATCCGATTCGTCAGTAGCATCGGGATTAGTGCGTTGCTTGTGTTGCACCACCTTATAGAGGTAAGAGCTTTCGCCCCCCTCTGGACGGTAGGTGTTGCCAAGTTCAAGATACATAGGTGTACTTAAACCAGCAGACAAGTTAGGCATCATTCCGGGATACGAAGGTGTAAAAACCAAATCAGTACCACCGGTTGCTGAAATGACGCTGGTTGCGCCATTTTTCACAGTGATTGCAGGAATAGTCATAGTTCACTCTCTCACGTAAGGTGTTTAATGTCCAAAGGACTTACAGCATTTTGCGTTTGCGAGCAGCTGCGACAACCGGACCTGTAGCTAGTGCGCCGGCATTGAGCCATTGCCTATCAACAGTATCGCGGTTTTTCTCGTGTTTAACATCTATTCCATCTAGCTCCGGATGATCCGGAAGCCATCTTTCGTAGATGTTGAATTGCCCATTACCTGGGACGAGGGACTTCCAAACAATCCCCCAATCACCTGACGGCATTACGTCTCGCTCATTTAATGGCTCGACGAAAAACGTACAAGTGATTTTTCTAGTGACGGTCGCCCGAGATATCTTGACGGCTTTTGAACCACCATTGAAAACATCGTTCCATGACCACGATCCATGAGACTTTTCAAGGTATTTCCCAAAAGGAAATACATAGTCTATAAGGAAAGTGAATGGTAAGGCGTTCCAAAGGGTGGCCAAATCTGGATAGATTCCGGCACCATCAAGAATATTAGAGAGCATGTTGTCTGTCGCATAGCGACCGGTAAAGTGGGCGTTAGCCCGTGCTCTAAGACTCCATGTCACCCGCAACTGAAAGCGAACTCCCTGATACCCTAAGAAGGGACCAAGGACGTCCACGCCACCGGTTTCACCGATAACATGGTGTCCGCGTACACCTCGCGCAGCATTGCGCTTAGCGAAGTCTATTTTCTTGTTGCGTCTCTGTATTTCGTCCAACATCTCCGAATGGATATCGAAGACGGATTCGGTTAACGCATGAATTGGCGCTCCTAGGTTTTTGTACAACGTTTCAGCGTCCCCAATAGTAGGGGCGATTCCTAAGTTATACTCAAGAATCTGGTCAGCGCTAGCTGTTGAAAGCTTAGCGATGAGCTCACGCTTCTTCGCAAGCAACCGAGAAGCCTCCTCACGCCGTTTTATCGCGGCCTGAAGAAGCTTCACTTTGCCCGCAAGGCTTTTGGCCAACTTTGGTAGGTCATCAGCCTCCGCCAGGAAATTCAGTGTATTAAACTGATTTCTAAGCGATGGCATGGCATTTTCCTTAACCGCATCCCAATCAACATAAGTACCATATTCAGATAATTTGGAGTTTAACCATTGAGAAATGGTACCCATATAATCATCTGACAGGTAATCAGTTTGACGGTATGTAGTTTCGTACTCGCCAAGCCAAGGGGCAAAATCAACCCGTTCAATCGTAAACTTAAGAGGGAAATTAGTCCTCTTAGTGTGCGAAACAGGTTTGACCCTGTACGGAATCAAAACATCATCGGACACCATCGTTTCCGACGACATCTGATAGTCATCTATCTTTTCTTCAATCAGATTACCTGAAGAAGGAAAGAAGGTGGATCTAAACAGATTCCGATGATAGGTTACACGATTACCAGATGCCATAGAGGTTGCCCTCCTTAGGCAACTAATAATAGTGGTTGATGGTAGTGCAAAGAGCACACTCTTAGGTGTAGACTTGTCCGCCTGAGATACTAAGGAGTACCTGAAGCAGGAACAAGAGTTAAGCACATAGGTGCAAACTCCCTGCAAGGAATGGCCC